TGCAGAAGAAACGTGTGACTACAGTGTATCAAATACATCTGCAGCCATCACAATAGGGAATAAATTCCCACCGTTTTTCTTTTTCGGCGATCTACAGTGCCATCAAAAAGAAAATTAACGCCAGTGTTATCCACCGAAATTAATCTCTCTAGATCACTGTATAGTAATCAATTAAACCGAGGAAACACTATCAAAGTGGAAAAAACCTCAGTGGATGCCGCAACTGGCGGCACAAATGAAATATTTTATAAATTTTATATTTTATAATTTTTATTTATTTATTAACTTTAACCCGCTAGGGTGACTATTATTACCTGTCAAGGCTAGGGTGACTATTATTACCTGTCAAGGCTTAAACCGAATCAGGGTACATCAAAGGAACCCCGATCCAGAACAAAAACTGAAAATCATCAGAAACTGCACGCGTAATATATGTACTCTTTGGTGTGTTACAACGCATTGTAACAACACTTGATGAACTAAAACCGGCAAGAGCTCCGGAAAAAGACGGTTCATTTGGAGCAATGGGCCAGAGTGACATATGAGGAACCTCTATAGCTGCACCACCTTCCTTAGGAGGAAAGGATGTTAAATTATGGGACAAATAACTATAAGTAGTGGCCGCATTACTACTATAAGAAATAGAAGGGCCATACGCTGCATTTCCAAAATCAGACAAATTAGAATTTGGGGGATTGTACCACATATTAGAAAGAATGGAGCCCAATTGAGTGCCAGCATCATCAAAAAACCTCCACCTGTGGCCCCCACGATTAAATGCATAACAAAAGGCCAATTTATCTACAAGTGAGCCATAAAAATCTGGTCTCTGGTATGTGCCTGGAGAAACTCTCTTCACTGCCGTCATGAGACTAGGTCTAAACCAAAACGTAGCGTTAGTATTGAAATCCATTGCTGTTAATATTTGAATTCTAGTGGGTCTAAGCAATAATTGCTTTATAGATTCAATTTGCTCACCAATTGAAACTTGTGCCATATCAAGGGGCTTAGACACAAGTGAGGAAGTACCAACATTCGTGGTCATCGTGGAACTCTCTTCCTCTAAATCAATAGCTCCTTGAGCAATAATTGGTAAAGGAACATCAGACTTAGGATTAGCAAATTTGAGGTCGGTCGCACCCACGACCTCAATTGTAACATCAATGCTCTGGGAAACAGATTCAGGCGCACGAAGAGGAGTAACAACATGAAAATAAACTGTACCATAATTATCCCAAACATAATTAAAAGGTTGGGCTAAGGTATATGGGAACGTAACTTCGATTTCATCAAGGGTCTGAAGGTCAATAAATTCTCTATGCAATGGGGCTGTGGCATTCAGAGATAAAGCACCAGGACTTCGAGGGGCAAACGAAATCATAAATTGACCTGCATGAAACGCAGTCTTAAAAAATTTAAATTTAAGAGTTATCGATCCGGTATAATAATAAAACAATTGGCCCAATAAGCCAATTGGGGTATATTGGGTATAACCAACACCATCGTACGTCACGGCACTATTAAACGTATTAGGTGCTAATGGTATAGATGTCACTTGTGTACCAACTGCTTGACCAGTTGATAAGGTTATATTGGTATAATATGCAGGTCTAGTTTTAATAAAATCTATTGACATTTCATCATGCGGATATATTGTCTTACCATCAATTACTTGAACACAAGCATCTGCTGTAGCACAAAGCATGGCAGAATTGTCAAAACCAATAGAATTTGTTGTATAGTGATGTAATAAACTCGTAACCCTCTTAATGGAATCAGAAATAATAGGTTTAGAATAACCAAAAGCACTAAAAGATTTACTGAGAATAGCGCTGGCCCAGCCAACTGTGCCCATAACACCACTTAAACCGGGTATAGATGCGAGCTCACCTGTAGCTCTAGAAACTGAGGAAAAAATAGAAGAAATAGGACCCTTACCTTCATTACTCTCCGATTGTGGAACACTACGCTTAATAATTGGTGCCCTTCTACCACCTAATGCCTGGGGGTATGGGGCGCCAAGTTCAACATCCTTCCACGATAACCAAACAGCAAATGTGATAGTTTGTAAACCGGCTGCACCGGTTTCCAAAGGTGACCAGCACCACACATGCATATCACCCCAATCCATCGCATCACCATCTCTAATAGGATACATTTCTTGAACACTAACATAAGGTATCTCTAAACGATAATGATCTTTATTAATATTACAAATCATAGAACCAGGCCACTGGCTGGTATTCATCAAATTAAATCCTCTCATCGCATAACTCATCGGCATTCTATTTTTACACGGCATATAATTAACTAACAAAGCACCTTGATGAAAAGGTGAAGCATTAATTATTATATCATAAACCGCTGTTGCTTTTATATTATAAAAACCCTTCAACTTCTGATTCCAAACATCTATGAAGGTCAAAAGACCTCCTGTTGGTGTAGTAAATTGAAGAGAATTACGAGGTGTCAAATTGGTTAAATTGCCTGAACCAATATAGACCGGTTTGCCAAGAAAATCAATGACAGACTGATCTGATTGTTGAGAAAGAAGCGACTCAGCAATAGTTGACTTGGATATCAAAGAGAGACTCTCACTCTCATTGAGGCTTAATTTGGTTGTAGCCCCTACAACAGTTTCGGAGTCTTCACTCGTTTTTATTGGATTACTCATAGACGGCTCGTGGCCAGGGGGTTTTAATGCGCCTGTGGGAAAGGACCATACTGAGTTGGACGCACACAGTACTAGAAAATTCAGATATTGGTTCTCACACCAATAAATGCTGATTAACAAAAGCCTCATTTTACAGCAAAAATCACTGGCAACGATAAACAATAATTGTCACAAATACTCATCACGTCCATAGTTCAAAAACGCTAATGAAGCATAATCAATAACTTCAGGACAAAAATCGAAAAACTTCGAACTACCATAAATCAATTTTTTACTATTTTCTCTGAAAATTTCCGGCGTATGAAAGCCAAGCTCTCTTAACGCCGTCGCGATCGTTTTCTTTAGATCGGAATAATCAGTATCTTTTTTCTTCGTCCATTGGACCATATCTTGAATACTGGAAAGTGCAATCGGAGCGACTATCTCCTTTACAACTGGATGAAAATAAAAACTACGCTTAAGAAATGTTAAGTCTCTCCACTTCTTAAGACCCTGGACACCCAAGGTTTTACTTGCGTCAGTAAACGTATAACCTATTTCATCTAGAGAAATTGC